TAATAATTCACTATTTTTACGTTTAAACTGAACGCTCCGCTGCATTATGAACGTCTTGTTCCATAACACGAGGGTACTTACTTCAGCAAAGTCAAACATGCGCAAAGGCTCTTTCCATCCAGATTTTTCAGTCTGAAAAGAATCAGAAATCACATTTTGAATAATAGCAAGCTACAGTTACATCTCAACAAGTTACATTCCTATAGTGGAAAGAAGCTCATACAATATCATGGAAGCGCGCGCTCAACAGATCTTTCGGTCTGCAAGCAGCACGTCAACTCAAGTCAATCATAAGTCACTATCCCATCACTATGGAGAACACTCTCTGTCAAGTTCACCATACCTTTTTAACGCGTCCTGTGACACGACCCAATGTAAAAACTACAAAAGGGATTTTAAACAAGAAAAGAAGCAATTAAGAATATCGAACAAAAGCAAAGTAACCACTAACACTAACATTAGCATTTATCGTGTAAGCACCCGCAGTATTATAACCTTGTGGAAGGCTATTAGTACTAGAGGGATCACCATAAACACCAGTTGCAACAAGATTCACATTAAAAATAACAGGGTTCGGAAGAACACCTGAACTATAAGTGATACCTGTTAACAAAGTGGGTCCATATATTTGAGTAATAGTTTGTAAACCATCAAAGAAATAGAGAGCTGTTGAACTAGAAGACGCCGAACCACCCATAGGGATAGACGGCACGACGCTAGACGTTAATTGCTAAAGAGAAGTTATTTTAATGTATGAGTTATTTACAGCAGTACCAGCGCCATATGTTGTTGAAGCTTGCAAAGAGAGCGTTAACCCCCACTGAGCAGTACTCCAAATATAGCCTGATAAAGGACTAAACCAACCGTTATAAGCGGCAGTGGCTTCGTTAACCTGTGAGACAGCACCATTAGTGATGCCAGCAATTACAGGATCTGTATTAGCTGTTGTAACTTGACAAAGTTTGTAGTTCATTGCAGAAATGCTTGCGCCATTACTGTAGGATGCACCACTCATCTCTATCTTATACACACCAGGCAACAAGGTTATCAACCCCGTTGTTCCCAATGTTGCTTGAATACCATTTGCAATTACTACTGGATTAGTAGTAGAAACAAATTGGGCATTCCAAGTCCCACTGGCAGCTGAGGTTTCACCAACCAAAGCTGAGGTAATTTCAGCATAACTACCAGCTTGTAAAGCTGGTCCACCAGGTGCTTGTAAAATAGGCACCATAAGTGTACATTTATAACGCACACGCAACTCCCCAATGGCTGTTGTATTAGCACAACCATAGGTAGAAACGTATAAAATTCCAGCATCATATGTTTTGATATCTGTGTTAGCTGGCTGAGCACCAGTACGCACATACCAACCATCCTGTGCTTTCATTTCATTTGTGTTGATATTTAAATTAATCGAAGGTTTACACGGCATCGCATCTGCATGCGGTACTGTATCCAGAACTTGCTGCTTACTGGTGGGAGCGGCATCAGATGAGTCATAATCAAACGACAACATCACTTTACCACTCTGACCATTAGTAGCATATTCTGAAACTTCACGACGATAATAAAATTCCAACTTATCAAAATGATATTTTTCAAACAACGCGGCAATTTTTGATCCCCAAGGAAAAACTGCACCCTGACCAATATTAACATTGTAAGGTGTAGTAGCAAAGGCGACTGAACCATTGATATCTGCAATATATTCATCTTCCTCAATTACTTGACGTAATCGAGTCGAACTCCTATTTGCGGATGAAAGTCCCAGCCGGCCAGAACCTCCTTGGTGGTTGCTGAGGGAGAGAAAGGAATTTGTTTTGTGCTTGCGATTTCTTTTCTTCTTCTGCTTTTGAGCAGGAGATGAATGTGTAATCGCATTGACAACCGCCTTCGCAACTTTTGTCGCGGCAGCAGCTGTACTCTTCTTTTTTGTTTTCTTGTGTTTGTCCATTCTCTACTTGTGTAAAAAAGGACAAGATGTAACGGAGCATACACCAGAATAAAGTTAAGAGTTGAGAGAGAGAAAGAGGGATTAAAGAAAGGGAGAAAATAATACTATGGGAAAGGAAAAATCAGAAACAATTTTTAACAGGTCTGATTTAACAGCGCTAACCTGTTCAATTCCTTCCTCACCAGAGTACAATCCCCAAATCCAATTATCCGTCTTATATACACTCAACACTTGATCCATTGACATAGGATCACGCTTTGGGTTAAATTTAACATCACCAAACATCTCATCGTTATACTTACGACGTAGATAGTTTATGTAATCCATTAACACATCACGAACTTCAATATTCGCCCAACTGTCGATCCTCAATGCACTTGCGCGCATAAGGTGCCAGCGGACGTCATCGATATTTGCTCCATACATCATTGATGATAAAACACGATCAGTTGCCGGACACGGTAACCACAACCCATTAATTTGTTTAAAGGATTGTGATAAAAACGTGCACTCCGACAATGGGCGTGGATCGAAACAGGGAGTATTGGTTGTCACACCTATACCCGACCACACAGAACTCACCGCTCTAGGATTAAACCAACCAACACAGTTATCGCTAACTGTGAATGTGTTGTCATCACCATTTAAAGCTGCTTCAACATGTTCCATGAAATCAGTATATCCACCAAACTGGGAACCAATGTACTCGCGAATTTTAACATCCGCACATGACGCCTTCAAATATTTTTGTAAATTACTATCAGCAAACTTTTCAGCCGCCAAAATAATCCATGCATATGCAAAGAGTCGAAAGAGTATCATAGTATTATCCACGATAGTATTAGCACTACCACTAGGATTTCCAGTAGTTTTTTGTATAAGCTCCCCATTTTCCAGTACAATCACAGACTTGACAATCGATTCATATAATCGCTCAAGCCTCAATCGGTTTTCTGGTGTTTTATCACTCCGGTCTAACAAATTCCAACGAATTTCCATCTGTCCATACATCGCCTCCGCAAAGAGTGAAGAATCAAATTCTGATTCATCTAATTCAAATGCATTGGGGTGTTTGGACAGTCTCCGATATAACTTATCGAAACCTTGGTTATATTTGTTAGCACCAACGAAAGACCAACATTTGTTGGCTCCCGCATAGAAGTTATTATTCATGTCTAAACACATTCGATTGCAAGCAACCGAGTGTTCTATCGGCGAGGCTGTGAACGTCCTGATTTTGTTAGCTTGTAATTTTTCAACAATACGTAACTCACATTTTTGTGCACAGGTCCAAATAGGTACCATCACCTCAGGGGCAGTGCCCTGTCCCAACATGTCCCAATAATCGCCCAGTGCAGCTTGTGCTGGACTAGCGAAAAAGTCACTCTTAGTTTGAAACTCAAGCGACCAAGGAAACCCACAAGAAGTTTGCATGTCCAATTCTTGGACCACCAACTCTTGGGTAACAATTCTACTTCCACCCATAGCTAGGGCAAAATGCCTCTCAGTCCAATCACCGGCAAGCTCCCAAGCGTCCTTATTCAGGATTGGCTGAAACTTGTCGTATTTCGAAACAGATTTGAAACTAGCTACTAAATTCGGCTGAACTTGGCGGTATGCTGCTGCTTTTTCAAGCATAGCTTTATCACCTTGCTCCACCAAAAAACTCATGAAGGAGGTATTAACACACTCCTTATTTTTGGGAAGACCTCTCCTACTGGTTCTCCCTAAATATATTGTATTACCATTCTTAAACCATTCTCTATATTCAGAGGATGGCCGGAATGTGTTGTTACCCACACATTCCACACCCGTTGTTGTTCCCACAGCTCCCGCAAACACTGGTCGCATTAAATACTTTTTGTACCACGCGGCCCATTCAGGAGCTGTAGGCAACGGGACATCTAAAAAGTTTGTTTAGAGATGACGTTGAGAGATTTAAGCATCTCTACCGTCACAGCCAAACAAACATTTTCCCCGTTAGCACCTGCATTATGCAGTGCAACGAGTTTTCCGTCCCTATTACAAACAGGAGCTGAACAATTACCATCAACACTAGATGCTGTATAATAACACTTAGTAGCTTTAACACTACCATCAACATCTTTGGCATCGTCAACATTAATTATGGTTCTTATCAAGCCATCAGAAACAACATGTTCATTCCGATCAAACGAATCTTTGCTGTTATAGGCTGGTAAAAATACGACATCACGAGCTGAAGGTTGTGCTCCACGCAACTGATGAAACTTATGCTCTTGTGGCAACCTGAATGCATACAAGTCCCACCCAATTTTTTTACATTGGGATCGCTTGCGTACAATTTCGATTACAGTTCCATCTACGTTCCGCACTCGGAAAGTGATTGAATCACCTCCTACGCGAAATATATGCGCACACACAATGATGCAATTAAAAGCAATAGTACAACACATTGACATGGTTCCTTTATCCCCAGTCACAGTTGCCCAACCAACACTCTTAAGCACCTTACCAACTTCAAAACGCGGACCAGTACTAGCACCTTCTTGCTTGAGAGGCACTGGCTGATCTTTATGCTTTTTGTCTAAGACCTTCTTCTGCGATCGTGAGCGATTCTTTTTCTCACGTTTAACATCATGGTAATTACCACATTTTTTATCACAGTCTTTGATCGAACAACGCACAACTTTCTCCTTCTTCTTCGGAGTCGTTTTTGAAGAGAGAGATATACCGTATTGCACTCCTTCTTGTCTTTCAACAATCTTGAATGTTTTCGGCAATATCAATACAACATCTTTGGTGGTGGGTACTGTCTTTTCCAATCGATTATTCAGCAGATCGGCTTTTTTGAATTTCTCAAAATGAGCTTCTTCAAAACCAATACGCTTGTCCCCCCCATAGTTATCAGACATGTTATTTATCGCGAATTCAGTACCATGACGCTTGGCTCTACGACCAATACGACGATACGTATCACCCAGCTCATCAACATAAACTAAATCATCAGATTGATCATTAAATTCATAATCAATCCATGGCTTCCTCTGATGCTGCTTCCCGTTAGACTTCTGTTTGCCCATCCGTCTATTCATCCGATTCGTATCAGATGCTTTGCCCTCTTCAACATCACCCTTTTCAGGGTGTTCGAATACGCAAGTGTCTTTGCGACGACACTTATCCCCAAACTGACACTTCACCTTTGCAGGCTTTCGCTTCGTAAAGCGTGTGAGTACGAGTATAAAAGCAAACAATACTATTAGAACTACGGGCAAGACCCAAGGTGCCCTCTTAGATTTCTCTTTAAGAGCATTCAAATGGACCTTGTCTTCGATCCCATCCCAGATAGCATACAGACCATCCCAATAGGATGCTGTAGGCTCTTCTGGAACAACTTGTAAATTGTGTTGTGCAGGAACAAAACCCTTAAACTTTGGAAATTTTTTCTCAAATTCCAATTGCTGCTTAGATTTTGCCCCACATTTTTTACCAATAGGCAATTCAACTGGCACTTCAGCAGCATTAGGCGGTGGAAAATCCTTCTCATCTGTCTCACAAAACAAATCATTTGTATCATGACACACATCTGGAGAGATTCCCCCTGACGCTTGCTGGTGTTCAGCATTACCAAGGTTCCTTTCAACACGTTGTTGCAAGTCACGAGTAGCAGTGGTTATTGGACCTAAAGCACTGCCAATAATAGTCTCAGCGTCATCGTCATCATCATCTTTAAAAAGACGACTAACGATATTTAAACCGGACATACTTTTGGTAACTAAACTAGTCAAAAAGCTTACTACACTCCATATTTTCATGGCTACACCCACCCCATCACGAAGGATAAGTGGACATATTGCGGCAACACAACAAAGATCGAATATCCGCATGATATCCCACTCCGTTACGGCTTTCTTTCCTTCTTGAACTTCTCTTTTTTTGAGATAGCGGGAATAGAAACTCCGCACCAACACATAAATCCCAGACGCCAGCACCAACCAATAAGCCACATCAAATGTAGAACCAACTGCTGCCCTGACTGGCGTTACTACATTAGTAACGGTGTCTAGAACAGCTCTTTTGGTCTCATTGATATCTGACTGAACATTGTTGATGGCGACTTCTGCATTAATACTTGAACGTTGGACAGAAGCAGACATATCTGCAACAGATCGCTCAATAGCAGCGATCTTGCGGTTTGCTATGCCAACCTCTGAATCCAACCTCTCTTGAAGGCGGTCAGCGAACGACACAACTTTTGCACATATTTGTTTTCCTGCAAAGTAGAGACAACCAATCAAGCTACCATATATGATAGCCCAGATAATTGAACTCCCCTCAACAGAAATTGTAATGGGTTCAGCAGAGACACTAACAAACAAGGACCATAGCATAATAACAAGTAAAGCCACCGACGTTCTGGGAACAAAGAAATAAAAAACAGAAAACAATCCTGTTTTACCTCTGCCAGTTCTCACCATACGCCAATGCTTCACATCATTAAATGCCACAAACTCTCTCACTTGAACTTCAATCTCCTCAGCCCTCCCCCAAAACATTCGTTGAACTTTCCTCAACGACATCCCTTGAATACGTAAAAACAAAAAGAAACAAATAAAATTTAAAACCGAATATACTTCCC